GTGGTGTTTGTGCTCGACAATTGTTCTGGTCTGTAGATATAACCTATTTCCGCATCATAGTTTTCATCCGGCGTAGGAGCGAGATAAAACGTGTCTTGATCCCAGACAGCATAGTATTTAGGCGTTCCAGTAGAAGAGCCATCAGGCCAATACTCCTTCATAAAAGAGGTGTCTCGAAAGTCTAAAAAAACTTGTTCATCATCGACCGTAAGCATCAAATAACGATGCGTTAAAAGATCAGAGGGAGAAGCAAGAAACTTATTGCCGGAGGTCACTTGACCCGCCATCTCTTTTTTAAAATAATCTAGGTCGATGTCCCGAAGAATACGGTTCTCTGCCATCGTAATGAAAGTATTGATGACAGAAGAGGTGAAGACATTGCTGTCCACCTCAGTGTAGTTACGTATGTTGGTTACAAGTTCGTCGTATGTCATGTGATCGCTACCGTAACTTGACCAACCTCTCCTTGACCCACAACAAAGGTTTGTGGGGGGAAAGGACGCATGTCAGTTTGATTGCTTGTGCTAAACACAGACCCACGGTTTTGGAATGGAGCACTAAAGCCAGGGGTTCCAAGAAAAATAGCCACAGGTTCCACGCGATCAGGGCGTGGGTCTTTGAGAGCTATGGCATCTCCATGGTAGTACAAAGGATAAAGCTGTGGTTCCTTTGGCTCATAGTCTTCTGGACAAACCATGAATCCCTTCCAATTTTTACGCAACACATGATAACGGTAACGCTGTCCACAGTAATCGCACAAAGCAATTGAAAACTTGCCTGTTGCAGCGGTCATGGCTTATAATCCATAGTCTGGAACAAACCTCGCACTAGCCGTATCGCGATCCTCTGCGGCAGCTCTAGCAAACTCCTCTTCGTAAACCTGTTTGAGCAAAACTACTCTGTCAGGGGCAAACTTCAAGCCAACTTGATAAGCCAAACCGGAAGCAAGACAAGGCAAAAACCTAAAATTTACATCCGTAGTGTTTGTGTAAATGCCTGCATCTTGAATGCGACGAATGCGGTAGTAAACAAAAGTATAGGCTTGATCAGGGGAAGGATACAAAAAAACCTTAAACGTATTCGCTCGTTGGGCATAAAATTGTGCAGGTTGAGCCTCTACCGTTTTGTTTGGGAGGTCTAGATACTCTTCGCGACTAATGCGATCCAAACTGATGTCCTGTTGCGGACTGACTCCCACCTGACGAATGACCGCAGAAAGCACATTGACCGTGTCTGCACCTAAAGTAATCTCATATGTACCCTGGGTCAGGCTATAGGTTGCCTGCTCAATGGTCCAAAGGTTCAATCCCCTGTTAGCCCAATCAAGAAACAAAAGATTCAAGGATCGCCGTGCTGAAGCAAGATGATAGCCTGCTGTGGTCCGCATGCCACAACGCTCAAAAGCCTCCTCGACCAACTCGTCAATCGAGAGGTTGAAATCAGTGGTTCCTGAAGTAGGCATTAGCGGTAAAGGTTATCAAACGTTTTTTGCGGATCCATGTACGAGTCGTCTTGCTCTGCGCAATGAATCCATTGGCTTGGCCTAAAATCTGGAGCACCCTCGCCTGTTTCCCAAAAAGCAGGACTAGTCACACGAACCCGATTGTTGGGTAATGCAATTACATTACCTGTCCACTTACCTGCATCTGTAAGAATCAAGACATGGCTTTGCTTATGCTGTGCAGGACAATCTGCAACTTCACTTTCTGTATAGTCAACAGTAAAAAGATATCTTCCTGTATGGAACTCACCGTCAATTTTGCACTTCCAAGGACTTGGAGAAGTGCGGTTAAATTTTACTAAAGTGTGATGATGCGAAGGACAATCCCAAGGTTGGGCTTGATGTGTTTGCATCCGCTCAGGCCACTTTTCTAAAGGGATATCCCCCACCAACGCCGTGATCGGCATCCTGGCCCACATTGCCCCTCCGTGAACGTTTTGCGTCCCCTCCATGTCGCTTTCACATCCTGTAAAAACCAGTTGAAAACTTAGGCAACGGTCAGGCATGGTGGTCACAGCAACCGCTAGAGCATGCAAATACTCCCCTTGGTAGTTTTGATGCATGCACGTAAATTCACGTCGGACCCAACACTTAAAGTACGGGATGTTACTGATCAAGTAAGACACAAACTACTCTTACATCCCGTCTTTACGCATCTTCTTAACACCCTTCATGACCATGCCCTTGTGTTGATTCACAGCACCGCCTTTTTTCATGCGCACTGGACCAGTGGTCTTGCTAGGCTCGCTCAACATCTTGTTTGCGCTTCCCGACGTTACCGCACCACCCCCTCTAGAGGCAATGCCCATTCCACGTCCTGCCATGATCAGGTGCCTCCTTTTTTGGTCATGCCACCGGTCACGCCACCCTTCTTCATCCGTGCAGGCATCGCTCCCATTCGCGGATTAAACCGGGGGTCTACAGCAGGAGCCATGCCGCCCATTTGCATCTTAACGGGCTTCTTCATAGCGCGGCCAGCTTTATCAGCGTCCGTGCTTTTCATTGCTCGTCCAGCCTTGTCTGCCATTCCTCCGGCAGCATATCCTTTTTTCTTGGGCTTAACAGCACCACCAGCAGCATATCCTTTGTGCATTACCATGATTATCCCCTTTTTGCAGTTTGAGCAGCACGGGCGAAATTACCCGCTGTTGGAGCACCTTTTGATCCAGGACTGCGCATTTTTTCCCCTGAACCCGCAGCAATCCTTTTTCTTTTCGCTTGAATATTAGCGTAAAGACCACCTCCCTTAAATCCAGAGACGCCTCTGCCTTTAAGAATATCTGCTTTAGTTACTTTTCCGTCTTTATTTAAATCAGGAAATTTTTTAGATTTCATCGAAACCTCGCTGTTTTTTCAGCAATCTGTTTAGGTTGTTTAACAAACTGTTTACCTGAATTTTTTCCTGCTCTTTTTGCCCTTGTTGTTGCTGCATACTCTGCTGATGTAAGAGACTTGATAGCTGCCTCAGGAAGATATCGTTCCCCGGTGGCCTTAGGACCCTGTGTGCTAGGCTTACCGCTTTTTGTTCGCCACTTTTGATCCGTCCAATTTTTAAGACTTTGTTGAGGAGCCTTCAATCTTTATACCCTCCGCCCTTTTGCTTATATTTTAAAGCAAGCATTTGAGCTTTCCGGGCAGACCACTGCCCTGGTGCGCCGCCTTTACCTCCAGCCTTAATGTTCTCAAAAAGAGTCTTCCGCATACCGGGTTTGGTATAATTACCTGCCTGATTAACCTTTGATTTGCTAGGCATTTTGCTTTCCTAACATTTCCAACGGCGTCTAGCTTGGCGTATACGACTGTTTGGGTCTTTTGCTGCTTCAGGATGCATCTTCATTTGTCCCGCAGAACGCGCACAAAAAGACTTGCGTCTTGCTGCGTCCTTTGGTCCTGGGTTGTCACTGGTCACTGCGGTCTTAAGCTTGCTTCCTGGATTAGCACGGCGATAGGCCTCAACGCCTTTTTGCGTCATACCTGCGCCCTGCTTTGTTGGGCGAAAATTACCGCTCTTGACCGATGTGGCAATGCCCATACCTTTGGACTTAGCCATCATGCCGCAGCCCCACCTTGAAAGAACAAGGTCACACTAGTCACTTCTGCATTATTGACGTCAACAAACACACCTTCATCAAACAGTATACCCATGTCAGGGATGACAAGATCTCTTCCTCCTGCCTCAGCAGGTGTTGTGATGGTCAACAAAGCAGTTCCAGAAGAAGTTGACCCGTTCTTCAAAGAAAACGAAGAAGCGATTGCTGTGTTAGTAAAATAAAGACCCACAACACGAGTTCGCCCAGCAACGGCATGTGCGTCCGTTGTCTTGGTCACTGCCTGAATGTTACTGTTGCTCATGGAGCACCCCTCAAGGCCAAGAAAATATTAAAAAGCAGTGGCACTAAACAGTGGCACTAAATGGGGTAGCCTCCGTTCCCGTTGCTGCTGTCAAAACCGTAACAGAAAAAAGATTTAAAGCAACATCCACCACATGCACAACATCTCCCTTTAAACCTCCTGTAGTGGTTCCGTTAAAGGTAATTGTGTCATCACTGGCTGCGGTTCTAAAACCTAGCACAGCGGCGGAGTTGTCCGACACAACATAGGCAGTGCCTGTCATGGTGTCAGAAGCATTTGCCACTTTAATTACCGTAGTATTGCTGGAAACCGTTGTGCCTACCACAAAAGAATAGGCTGTACCTGTTCCAGAAGCTTCCGGTAAAGTTACAGTGACGCCTGCCGCTCTGTTCAAGGTTACATAACGTCCACCATGCGACGCTTTTGTAACGGTTAAAGTTGCATCAGTAGCATTAACAGGTGTGGTGGCGAGCACTGCACCTGTAACATTGCCCGTAACCTCACCAACAAAACCGTTGGTCGAGTTTACTGGACCACTAAAAGTTGTGTTTGCCATGACCTTCCTCTACATGCGATATCGGCGCATCAGTCTGCATGTACGTCAGCCGGGACTGTCTGATGCGCCGGGTTAGCCCGGAATATCTTACTCTACAATGCAACAGGGAGGTTGTCAACCTCCCTGTTTCTTACGCTCCTGGACTTCCAAAAATACCACGAGGGTCACTAAAACCAAAGCTATAACGTTCACGAGCTTTGTACTTCATGTTGCCCGTATCGAAATCGCCTTCAAACCCTGTTTTCAAAGCTACCCTTTCAAACATCTTCATGCCGTTTGGTGCGTCCGTTTTAATAAAATAGGCATCTGGGTCTGTCAGAAAGTGGTTGACCACATACCCTTGAGGAAGCATGCCTATGTTGCGGATGGCATTGATGTCGTTATCCGCTGTACCTACCCGCAAAGTAGACTTCAGGATGCGGTCTGCGGTGAAGATCAATTCCCTTGGAACGATGAGTTTAAGACCTTGAACAGCAATCTTAAGCCCACGTTCGTCTGTAAAAGCAGCAATGTCAATTAA